TGTTTCTGAGATAGACTCTAGAACTGAATATATCTGCTTGTTGTTTTCTAATTGATGGAATATGGATTGTATTTTTTCCTCATGAGACTGTATAAGAAGAGCCTGTCTGTTCTGTTCTATAGCATTTGCTTTTACATCTTTTTTAATCTCTTCTATGCCAGATAGAGCTTGTTCTAGCTTTTGTTGTAAAATACCCTCATTTTTTGCACGACTCCTCATTCCTACTACAAAAGTAAGAACTCCAATCAGACAAGCAGATAAGCTGCATAAAAATAGAACAGTTTCTTTCATTTTACTTCCCTCTTATTTGTTATTATTGGTATACTTCCTTTAAACCCAATATCCAAATTAAGAGCAGCTGCAATGTCTCGAATTTTTATGTAATTCGTTCCTTCTTTAAGAATCCTATCGACTTCAACTTCTTTGTTATTGACAATCATTTTTATCTTTTCTACCATCTCATCCTCAATCCTTTGCAAAAACTTTTTCCATTGTTCGTCTCCGGATGTTTTGTAATAAGAATTTGTATCAGAACCCTGGTATGGTCTTGGACAAAGTTTGCCACACACATCAAAATGTCTTATCACATTAGATAAAGGGATGCTATACTGTTTCATTAGCTTTTTTACAAGCCAAACAGTGTTCTCTACGGTTTTTTCATCAAAATACCAATCCTTATCATATGCATTTAGGCTAGCAGGATTTAGCTTTTTAGGACGCATTTCTATCCCAAGAGAGTTGTAATTGCGACAATAAGGGTGTATATACCGCAAGCCTCCAACTGCTCCACAATGCCAAGCCATATCTGTATCTCTTACACAATGATATATAAGATCTTTTTCATCTACAGCATAATGGGCAGAACCTTTTGCAGCAGGATTTTTGAAATACTCCGATACACCGTAAGCACTTCCAAGTGCACCAAAATAGTGAATGACTATGTACTTTGGATTATTACCGCCCTTGTATATGTTTACATCAGTAAAGTTTTGCTTTATTTGTGGCATAATCATTCACCATCCACTTTATCCAGTGCATCTTGATTCTTCTGACTTTGCGTACCAAAATAGAAACCAATAATCATAATGAAAATGCTCATGAAATCTTTGCTGGAAATAGTTTCCCTAAGACTAAGCACAGCAAACACAATTGTTGCTGCTATAGTAACCAAAGATTTAACGCTCAAAAGATTCCCTAGTCTTTTCAAAATCTTATTCAACACTATCCTCCTTATCCTTTGCAAATATTCGTTTAAATGCTAGCAAAACAAGTTCTCCACCAAAGGCAGCCGATGTATATGTTAATACATCGCTTAGGTCAACCCCCCAACCAAATATACTGGACAAAGTTTTTAGAATACATGCCCATACCAAGACACTAGTAAGAACAGATATGCTGTAAGTTACAATTGTTTTGGAGAATTCCCTTTTTTTCCAAGATTTTTTGTTTTTTATCCAAAGCATAGTGATTAAATTGGCTTTATATCAGCGGAATAAGTTGTAAGTCCAAGTGTAGAGTACTGAAAAAAGGTTATTTCTACGCTTCTCTCTATTGTAAATTGATAGTCTGCATAAAAAGAATACCCATCATAACTAAAAGGAGCAACTATAACCCAACTACCATTAAGTTGCTTTTCTCTAATTTGTATGTCTTCATTAGGAACTCCTTCTGATGAAGCAGAACCGCCAAAAGAAGTATGAACTTGAACTGTATCTCCATAAGATACATTTAAGGTATACCCCCCTGAAGACTCTGTCGGATAGTATTTTGTTCCATTAACTTTTACATACCCATCACTTTGATGCCCAAGTCCACCTATTTTAAGTATTACTTCTCTTTTTACTGTCCAAAGAGATCCAAGCCTTGCCGCATTACTCATAGCAACCCGCCTTGTATACTGCAATCGTTATCCGTAAGTATAATTACAGAAACTGATCCTTTATATCTTGGTCCTACATATACGGTTTTATTTGACTCTCCATTTATCAAGTAGTTATCACTTGCTATAGATATACTTCCAGAGCTTATGTTTTCAATTGTACAATTCCAGCCAACGAACAATCCCCCAGGAACAATAAATTGTACATTAGAGGATCCTGCGCAAACTAAGTGTCTACCGCAATGAGAAGATGTAAGAACTGTATCATTTGTAATTGAAACTACTGGTATAACTATAGGGGATTTTGTATCTGCATACCCTTTTGTAGCTGCTTGCAAATTAGTAGAAGGTTGCCCACTAAGATACAATGGTCCAGTCATTGTTCCCCCAGATTTTGACAGCTTAGATTGTATGAGGGATAAAATACCTTTGGTTATTGTATTGATTATCATTTATATAACCTCCTGGTAAGATGCATACCCCTGTATAGATACAGAAGGTGCTTGATCTGCATAAGACTCGAATGTAAGGCTTCCAGATGCTTGACCTGTACAAATAATTACACCAGAATCCCAATTATCGCGGGATGCAACTGTTGGGGCAACAGTAACTAATTGTCCACTTTCTGAAGCAAGAATACCTGTGATAGAAACAGTTTGAGTAAATGGAGGAGCTGTTGAATTCCAATTTGAGGGGGAAAGTGTGAATAGAGCTGTTTTTAGTTTTATGGAGTTTATTTGATTTTGAAGATTTGTTGCCACATCTCCGGAGAGCTCATCTTGAAGGGTCTCAAACCACTCAGAGAAAGCTTCGTTATACTGTGCAAAAAGCCCTGTTGTGTCTATTTGTGATACAGTTCCAGAAACAATACCACAACGAGCAGAATTTGGTCTCATATCGGTAATATTGCTCTGAAGAATACTAGCCACACTCTCATTTACCAGTATTTGAGCGAGCTCTAACTCATAAACGGAGCTGTCTCTTTGAAGCACAACTGGAGTAGGATTGGCAGAAACTGCACCAGAACGAATATAAAGAGCAATCTGTCTATTCGTATAGTCTAGACCCATTATAACAGAGTCTATTCTATTCAAGCTACTTGGGGCTGTGGGTATAGTAAGCATTTCGCTTGCATCAAGACGTATGTAGTAGCCATTAATCCATCCATCTCCTGCAGAAACTGATACATTCATATTAGGAGATGCTTGAGCTACAACTTGTAAACCAGAGGATGGATTTGGAAATACACCATTACCGATAAACAGGGAAAAATATCTTGCAAAATCCTCTGCACTATATACCCTGTCAAATTCTCCTCCAGATTCTACAGCGTCAAAAAAGCCTGTGTATATACTCAATTCAATTTGTCCTCCTTCGCAATTTATCAGACAAGGTTAATTGTTCTGTTCCAAATGTAAGAACCAACTCTTCTCCGCGAGATGAGTACATGAAATTTGCAGCAGTAACAATTACATCCGCTTGAACCCCTATACTACTGTCGTAAATTGTTACCTTATCCCCAAGAGAAAAATCCGTCCCAAAACTGTAAGCAGAATCTCCTTTTGTACGTACCTGAGCGGAAAAAACCTCTGCTTGTCTATAGTCCTCCAGTTTTGTGTACCCTCTTATTCTTAGCAATTCCATATACTCTTCATCTGTTAATTGCTCTCCCTCGTCAACCTCACTTTGTATATCTCTGGCATCAACAAAAAGCTCTCTTCTAAGATACCCTGAATTTGTTCCTACAGAGGCATATTTACGGTTTACTCCAGAATCTTCTCCTGCTATGTAAGCATTTGTGCATAATTCTGAGATATTTTTTGAGTATTCAGATTCAAGGATATAATCGAGTTCTGTAGAAAACAGTATAGGAGGATTAACAATTTGGTTTATAGTTCGATCTACTCCTTCATAGAGTTGGAATGAGAATTTTTGCTGCTTTGGAAAAAATTTCATCCTCATTCCTACATTATAAGAGGAACACAAATTTGCTATCTCATCATGAATTATGCCACCTGTTTGCTGATACTTTATAGATGGTCCGATGGAGGGATTATTTTGTGATAGCTCTATTGTAGATATTGCTCTATCGGAATCCTCGGGAGAAATAATCGTATCATACACAAGTTTTTGAATAACCGCAGATACCTTTCCAGAAGTGTACATTCTTGGGTATACAACTCTGTAATATAAATAGCTCTCTGCCAACCTTCCTTTAATGTGTATTGAAGTTCCTTTTGAATTTGTAAGAAGCTCAATAAATTCAATTATTCCTGCGGATTCTTTACCGATCCAAACTATATTATTTACTTTTGCAAGTTCTTTATTGGATTCACTTAAATCACACCAAAGTTCAAATACCCCTGCCTCGTAACATCTTTCTTCCCAAGTTAATTCAGAAACCTCTAAAACCCCAAGTAGAGTTATCATTGGGTTATACACATATACAGTAAGCATTACTCTACCTCTAAATATCTAGGAGAGAACTTGATTTCTACGGTAAGATTTTCTACACCGCTGTCTGCATTGTATTGGAAATTGTTCTCTCCAGTGTGTATTTGAATCCAATCTGAATCTATATCAAAATACCCGAAATAATTAGATTCAACACCATTTAATCTTCCTTTTACATATCTCCGACCATGTTCTGTAGATATTTCAATAACTTCTCCAGAGGTAAGAGTTTTATTGATTTTGAGTTGTTCTCTTGTTTGTATATTAAGAATAACAGGATTTTCTACAGTACTTAATGCAGTTAGTGTAATGTTCATTCCTGTATCTATATCCCCATCGTTCATAAAAGATACAATAAGAGATTGTGCTTTTTTACCAAACACTACTCCTTCAGATGCCGGA